TGAAGACATGCTTTGTGCCTTGCCGGCTGGAACGCACTTAGGGTAACCACGCTTGCTGCCCTTGGTAGACTTACGCCCACACTTTGGATGCTTGCCGCTTTTATCTTTGGTAGAAATATCGCGCCAGTCTTCGGAAAACCATTTGGTTAGACCACCGGCAGCTCTTCGTTTAGGTTTTCTTTTTGGTTTTGCCATTTTTAGACACCCTGTAGCCACCGCCGCGCTTTTGATACTCGCGTGTTAACCAGGCGCTTCCATAAGCACTCGGCCATTTGTCGAACTTGCGCTTGGCAGCAGACTTCACAGAAGCATAAAGTTTCGGGTTTGTTGGTACATTCTTACTTGCCATATCGGCGCTTCCCTGGCGCTCCTGGCTTCTTGCGCTTCTTATTCTTGTCCATCTCTTTTTTAGCTGCAGCTTTACCTGCTTTTGTATAAGGGAACTTTTTCCCACGTACATTTGGCATCGTTAATTTCTCCGTGATCGTTTTCCGCTGCAGCGCCACTTCTTACGTGACAGACGCAGGGGACTGTTAGGGTCTTTGGCAGCCTTCGGGTGCTTCTTCATTTGACCGAATGATCGAGTACAGTAGTTGTCACCACGACTAGTGCCTGGGCTAATTGAGTAGCCTTTGGCTCCATATCGGACAGTGCGCTTACGGCCTGTCTTTGAATTAGTGACTGTCTTACTGTACTTCTTCTCGGCCATTACAATTACAATCTCTTATTGGTAGTAATAAATGCATCAAGGTTCTCGTCACGTAGGCGCTTCAAGATTGCCTTGGGCGTTTCCTTGAACATGTCAAAGCCTTCTCGCTTCCATTTCTCATGAATTGCTACAGGTACTTTTGCGACAGATTGGTAATCACCTATGTTGTTCCTGACACTGTCTTCACGCTGGTGCTTTAGATCAGTAAGGAATGACTGAGGGATAGCTTGGTCTGTTTTACGCATAACGCGCGCGCCATCCTGTAAATAGGATTGCTGAGAGCTGAGTAAGTTTACAGGCTTCTGTATCTTATCTTTAATGTCGTCTTTATTTGTCATGGAATGCTTCTCCTAAAGTGTAAATAAAAAGGTCACCCTGGGCGCAGGATAAGGAGAGCAAAACTCCTGGCCCAGGGCTTCCAATTATCAAAGACCTATGAAAGGCCGGTGATCATGTGACTATCCGCGAAAGACACATGCTTACAGCTCACCTCACCAACGAGTAGGTGACGATCATTGTCGCCCTGTTTGGCAAGTAGAGTACGTGTAAATGGACGTAGAGTTACTGTCCGGAACATCGATGTATCGAGCAAGAAAGCGTGAGTGCTAAGCTGCTCACGATTTAATACCACCCGGTACGTTCCGAAGGGGGTCACGAGTACCTCAATGACGTTCACGTAAGTAGTTGTGTCGTCATTGAACGTCCGTGTCTTGTTAGATGCAGTAGCAAAGCCAGCAACAATCAAGCTGTCTGCTGGTTTAATCATGAATACATCTGGGTTAGACCCTGCAGTGTATGCAGCTTGACCTGCAGTGTTTAGAACACCCTCAGTCAATGGATCGGTCGCGTTAGATCCGGCATCTGTAGCACCGGTAATTTGCTGATCGATTGACGACATTTCACGTGCGGTTGAGGCATTGCCAGCCACGGCTGCGTTAGATACGCCAACCATTGCACGTTCGTAGTCTTTCTTAATCTCTTTTAGCGCCTTAGCCAGCTCGTAAGCTGTCTGAGATGCACGACCATATTTTTTAATAGAATCCGCAGTAGCCGAAATATTAATGGTTTTAGACATTATCTGACAGACGTTACTGCGTAGGCTTGGTGTGCCTAATGAATCGTCTGACGCGGTAAAACCTTCAACTTCTTTGTTGTCTGCGCTTGAACCGAGTGCATCCTCGATCCACTCAAATGTTCTTGCGGAAACTGTCTCGTTTCTTACAAGAGAATGGAAGGGTGTATCTGATGGTGAGATATCATAGATAATATCTTCTACCGATTCCGCGACACCCACGGCATCATATGTTGTGAAAACAGCCATTTATTTAATCCTTTCAATGACTAAGTGGTTATTGTTCCCAACGTGAAAGTATGACATTTGCAGCATCAGTAACATCCTGCGTCCTGCTTTGACGTAGCGCATCTTTCTGTTTTGAAAGGTTACGTTTACGCACTTGGTTTTCAGAAGCAGGTGCTTTCTTAGACTTCAATGTCTTTCTAGTAACAGCTTGTTTCTTTTTCACTGTTGCTACCTTCTTTCCCTGGTCGAACATCCGAGCTTTGTTGATGAACTTTATTGCGACAGGATCAACGATAGTATTTACTACGTCCTCGTTCATGCCCTGTTCAACTGCATAGTTTCGTATGTCACTGTAGAGGTCATTAGACCAACCATCTATTTCAGCTTCGAGTACTTTTACAGCATTCTTGGCTTGCTCTTGCATGGCAGTAGCTTGCTGCTCACGCATTTGCGAATAGAACTGATCAGTTTCCTCTTGTAGGAATTTCAGGTTTGATGCAGCAGAAGATGCTTCTCTTCGAAGCGTTTGAAACTCTTCATCGCCCATAGTTTTGGATGCTACGAGCATGTCGATTTCTGCGTAGGGTTTGAATGCCTCAGTAGCCTGGTTCAGCATTCGCTGAAGTACTGCTGTAGACTTTCCGACCGCTTCTTCTGCGTATCGCCGTTGGGTTGAGAGTTCTTGAGACTTTTTAGTGATGGAGGCTTCTTGTCCATATAACCTTTTAAGGCTGCCTATTGATGCAGTCTTGACTTCACCATTAACTTTAATTTCAACTTCATGATTATCGTCAACTTCCAAAACCTCAAGGGCTTCTTCGTCACTGACTTCTTCATCAATGTCGTCATCTAGTTCAGTGTCGTCTTCATAAGACTGGTCAATGTCATCCTCTTCCGGAATATCAACTTCATCTTCATCATTAAGATCATTGGAGTTCTCAGTCTCTTCATTATCTGTAAGAACTGCCTGATCTTTTGCCTCTAGACTATCGTCTTCAGATAGTTGGCTTTCGCCATCGTCTGTCCACTTTGCCAGAAGGGCATCCGCTGCGCCCTGAGCGTCCAGCGGTTTCTTTGTGTCGGTTTGCACGTGTTCTTTATCGGACATAGTGCTCCTTACTGCTTGTTGTTAGCGTTATCATTATCGTCATCTTGAGCATCGCCTTCATTAATATTGTCACGGACTTGCACACGCTGTTGTAGTGTAGCGACAATATCGTTGATGGCTTGATAATGATTGTATGCACGTTCTCTACCCTCGCTATCTTCTGTTTTAGAATTTACGAAGTAGTTAAACGTAGATTGTACGAGTTCATCGATAGTAGTTCCGAATGCTTTTGTTCTTAAAAGTTCTTCGGCTTGGTTACCGGCCTCGATTTGCTCTGCTTGGTTATCTGTAGACATTTAAACTCCTTAATTACTGTTGCGCCGGTCTTTTATAGTAAGCTCGGCTGCGTCTACTTCTTGTTTATGTTGGAACTGAGCCTCACGTAGATCCTGATTATCGGATTTAAGCGCGAGATCATTCTCAGCTTTCAACATATCTAGCTCTAGTTTGTTTCGAGCTATCTCTGCATCGAGAGCCGCCTTCTGTTCAGCGACTTGTGTCTGACGATCAGCAATCTCGATTTGTTTCTGGGCCATCGCCGCTTGCATTTCCTGAGCTGGGTCAGGTTGAGGCGGTGGTAGTTGATCTGGTGGTGTTAGGTAATCCTCGACATTCATAATGCCTTGTTTCTCTAATGCGTCTTTCATGAGGGCATAAACATTATTGCCCTGGTACAGAGCGCTAATCTTTGGATCTTGAGAGAAGAGCTGATGGAGCTGTAAGAACTTCTGAGCTTCTCGGTCTTGTTCACCATAACCAAGATGCAGCTCGACAATCACATCTCTGCGCTCCCTAAATCTAGTTGGGTCTACTGCAACATAATTACCGGCGACATCAATAATCTTCTCAGCGTCCTCGTACTCCGCGATCAGTGCATAGACCTCATTGAATAGGGGCTTTAGGAACTGGTTAGCAAAGTTACGTGCAATAATCTTCTGGCGTTGCATTGACATATTTGCCAAGCGCTCAACCATCGCAAATGAGTTTTGCTTACTCACCGCGTCTTTATTGGTTCCAGTGCTGAGCCTTGAGATGCCGGAGATGTCTTGGGCATCGTCATCGAGCAGCTTGAGAGTTTGGAACACAAACTGATTGAGGGGCGCTTGCGGCATAGGAGCGATTGCGTCAGGGCGTGTAACATTTACAAGACCACCAACTCGGTTATCAATCAGCTCACGTGGATTTGTCAGGCCGCCTTTGGTCACTAAGTAACGTGGAGCGTTTGTTATTGCAGCATGATCCAGAATAGAACGTGTAAGAACTGTTCTAGCGTTTTGAGTATCAATCAGCTTCTCAGCAAAGTTCGAACCATAAAACGCATGGGCCATAGGAATAGGACTAAAGGTCAGGAATGGTAAACGATTAACCTCTTCAATATCGAGAATAACATTACCGGCCTTAAACACTCTATGAAGAGTAGCCTCTCCGGAGCCATCAACATCCAAATGTATGTATGCCTCATAACACATCACAGAACGGACCTGGTCTTGATAACCTTTAGAGTTATAACCTCGGTCAGCACCGACTAGGTCGTGCCGCGCCAAGACTTCCGGCTCAGTGTCCATCTCAACATCATCGTGAGGACCAATCTCGTTAATCTTGTCTTCTGGGTAGCCCATCTGGCGCAGCTCAGTCAGTGTCTTTTCTACACGGATAGCGCAGAAGTTTATAAAGTCCGGATGTAGTTTCTTTGCTTGTGGTTCGATTAAGAACTCTTCTGGAGCTACTGGATCAATACAGACTTTGCTTGCATCGCGTGATACCAAGATTGTTCCTGAGACCAAACCAAACTCATCTGTCTCACTATCTTCTAGCTCTACATTATCTTGTGACAGAATAACGTCTAACTCTTCTTCAGTTATCTCATCAAAGTTCTCTCGGTCTACCTCTTGCATCTGCTCCCAGTAGACGCGGGCCACACCAACACGTGCAGTGAGACCATCAAAGATTACTTGTCTCATAGTGTCGAAGAGATCGTTTTGTCGGAAGCAGACATAATCCACCATGTTGGTGCAGATTTCGGCTTGGTCTATATCCTCTGGACCGGTCGGTACAAACTTAGCAATCCGGTGACCACTAGCAAAAGTCTCAAGTAGAGATGCAGACATTGAGCTGACCGCATCATACACATCCATACTTACATAACGTGCTTTACCTTTAACAGCTTTAGGCAGCTTGCCATTGTAGTAATCTAAAACACGCCTTCGCTCAGTGCTTAATTCACCATCGAGATATCCGACAGAAGACTGGATGTTATTGTCCAACATGACAATTATATCGTCTTCGTCTAGCTCTTTATATGTACTTATATCTGCCATTTAAGTTAAACCATCTCTGTGTAAAATTCATCCAAGGATTCGATAGGTTCCCAACTGCCTTCATGTATGTGATTACAAAGGGCCAGCGACATAACGCAGTCGTCATGACAACCAGGTTCAGCTTCCATCGATCCTGTCTGGGTTACGACATAAGTCATCATCTCTCTAAGTGTTGTCTTGTCGTTGAGTTTTAGTTCGCCCTCACGCACTGAAGCGCGGAGCTCGTCAATAATTAGGGGCTTTGTTTTTGCTGTAGTTGTGAAACCGAGCTTAGTGGTTTCTTTATCCGTGATCTTGTCTATGACAGTCTCAGTATAAAAGTTTGGATAAGCGTAGTCCTTACCTAACCTTGTACAAGTCAATATGCCATGACCATTGTTCTCAACAATCACTAAAGCTTCATTGTAATAAAACCCAAGCTCATACAAGACATCAGCGAAATAGTCTGGGTGTACTTGACCACGCCAAACAGCAACCTGACGTTTACGAGTGTCTAGAACCTGGGCAACTGAGTAGTCACCTTGTGAGACACCCATCGCCACATCAGCTCCAATGACATATCTTTCGCCTGGGTCGTGTGTCCTGTAGACAAGCAGCTCACCTCTTGGATGCTCGACAAACTCTTCATTCTCTAGAGCTAGGCGCTCTTTTATATCTGGAGCAGCTTCGAGCTGTTCTGTTAGCTGTTCTTGATTAAATACAGGCCGACCAGTGGTTAAGAAGGCTTCTTCTGGATAGCTAGGATATTCTTGTTTGAATAAATCAATACCATTCTGAGCAATCTTCTGTCGCCGGAACATTAACTGTTCGTCTTCTAGGTTGTATTGCTCTACTAATTCTTCTTCTTGTGGTGTTCGTTCGAACTTATCCGGAACAGGTTCTCTGTACGTTGGATCTGTAAACCACGGAATAAAGACAGGGACAAAGCCATTAGTGCCTTCAGTTGCCCCTCTCCATAAATCATAAAAGGTGCCTGTTATTCCGTTAGCTGTGCTTTCAGCCATGATCGCAGTCCCTGGTACATTCGGGACAGCTTGGACCAGACCATTCCAGATATCACTTGCGCTGCTTTTAGGCCAGAACGCAAGCTCGGACGCATGAACATGAGAAAGTGTTTCGCCTCGCCCAACACTGTCTGCGCCAGCCGTTGCAACCACATAACTACTATCGAGTACATCAAAACTAATCTCTTTTCTACTTGAGTAACGAGTGTGAGGTTTTAGTAAATCAGGCACATGCTCATGATAACGCCTAGTCATATCGAACAATGCCCTAGTGCTATCAGCCGTATGAGTTACGACCATTGCCTTCTTTGCCTTTTGTTGACTGACGCTATAATAAAGATAGCCACCAACGTAAGTACTTAAACCCTGTTGCCGCGCTTTTAGGATAACTACACGGATCTTGCCTTCAGCCTTGAGCTGTTTATCGACTGCTGCTTGTAGTATTTCTTGAGCGGGATTTAATATTAAAGGTTTTATTTCGCCTTCTTTACTTCTTATTTTTAGCGCATGGCGAGAGTAGTAAGGGAAGTCAGTGTATAGCTTCTTCCGTATCTTTCGTAGTTTTGGATCCATCTTGCTTTTGCTCTTCTTCTAGTAAAGTAGACAAGAAGTCCTCGGCCTTGCCGATAGTGACATCCTGCTTTGCGACAGGCTTCTGTTTAGTAAAATCTAAGACCAGTCGTGCAGCAGCTAGTCGCTCACGTGTTTCACCAGGCACACGCATAATCTCGACTGCTGCCTTGAGTGCTTCTTTTGCGAAGTTGTCTTCTGGTGCATCGCCATTCTTGCTCATGATTTCTATAAACCTCTCGGCTTCCTGTTTAGCCTTCTCTCGAATAGGCTCTATTGTTTCTTTGGTATAACCATGTGGGACACCAGCAGGGCGACCAGCTTTAGCCCAAGCCTTCTTATTCCACTCAGCTCGTTTAGCACGACCTTCTGGTGTCTTGGTTAGCTCTGCAAAGTAGTTTTTCTTAGGTGCACGTTGCGGGTACTTCTTACCCTTGGTCATATCGTCAACATGCCGGTAGCTGGTGTACCAGACATAGGCATTGGCATCTCTTCTTCTTCACCGCCTGAACCATTGACTGCAAGCAAAGCCAATGCTGCAGCCACTGCAGTTGCTAGTGGTGAAGAATAGAAAGTAAGAATGCCTTTTGTCATCTCACTGTCATTTAGAAACTCACGTATTAGTTTTGTGGTTTCCGGCATGACTTCTTTAGCTAACTGAGGATTACCTAGGTACACCCATAGAGGATCGACTGCTGTTTCAGCAGGGTTTCTTATATATGTTTGTTGGAAAGTTCGAAGACCACGCATTGTATCAGTAGCGTATACCTGTCGAGGTGTGAACTGCCTTTGGGTTGCCTCGTCAGATTGGTCAAAAGCCTCATCATATAAACCCATTCGTTTGTCCATTGCCCTTTGTGTATTGCCATCCTCTCTGACAAACTCAGGAGACAACTCTGGACGATTACGGAAAAAGAACTCAGTGTTAGATTGAAGATTATCAAGCTCGAACTCAATCTTTTTGGCTCTATCTTTACCAACAGTCACACCAGGATTTACGACTACATCATCGGTAGCGCCTTTATCCATTGCAAGATTTACTATGTTGTTCAGTAAGGTTCTGAAGCCGCCCTTTGTAAACAT